CCGGCAACTGGAACTCCGGCGACTGCAACTCCGGCAACCGTAACTCCGGCAACTGGAACTCCGGCAACCGTAACTCCGGCAACCGTAACTCCGGCGACTGGAACGCTACTTCTTTTTCCGGTGGCTGCTTTAACACTGAACAGCCCAAAATCTATATGTTCAACAAGCCTTCCAATTGGACGCTTCAGAACTGGTATGATTCCCGTGCCCGGTATCTGCTGAACCAGATTGACGATTGCACGCTTGAATACGTCTGGCTTGACAACATGACCAATGAAGAAAAAGCCGAGCACCCGGAAGCAAAGACCACTGGCGGCTATCTGAAGGAATGTACCACGGCAGACAATGCCCGCAAGTGGTGGGCCGGTCTGGATGCTGCTGATCGCAATGAAATCTTGAGTCTGCCGAATTTTAATGCGGAAATTTTCAAGAAAATCACTGGAATTGATATCAACCGATAACGATGAGATAAGGAGGCCCATGGATGAAACCGCGAGAGTTCAGACAGCTGCACGCTATCCCGTATGATATCGAAGCCCGTAAGCGGCGTATTAAGCGGCTGGAAGCGATGCAGGCCGATGGGCCACAACCGGCATCGGACGTGGTAAAATCTTCCCGGGGAGAGGGCAACGCCTGCATCATGGGTCACGCTACTGTGTCCGGCACGGATATTGCCTTTTCCCGGCGTGAAGATGAAATCCGGAGACTGAAAAAGCTCAATGCCGAAAAGGATGCTACATACATGGAAGGTCTGCACATCGTGGAGACCTGTGATGACGTGGTGCTTCGCGGAATGCTGTCCGATGTGTGCATTGAAGGGAAAAAGCCGCAAGAGGTGGCCGTGGCCCTGACAGAGCAAGGTTATGACATCGATGCAGAAGCCATCAGGCGCAGAGTTGACCGGTGGATAGATCAAAACGTGCGGTGATGTCCGAAATGTCCGATTTGTCCGGATTGTCCGAAAATGGTCATTTTGTCCTGAATGTCCGATTTTGATGTGATATCATCATAGTGCGGTTAAAGGGTAAGGCACCTGAGCCGCTTCATTGAGGATTCCATCCCGGCGGGAAGCATAGCGTGTATTGGGAAAAAGCACGCTCAATGGACACAAGCGCCGTCCGCTTCAAAATCCAGCGGCGCACACAGTAAAATCTTTCCCGGCGGGTGTCCACAGTGGACACTTTTTGATATGCTGCCATAGCTTAGCGGAAGAGCACTTTGGCATAAGATGCAAAGCAACATTGGCGATACACACCGTCTATGGCCCTGCGCCTAGCCAGCCAGAAGTTAATGCGGTGCGGGCGTTGGTTCAAATCCAACTGGCAGCTCCACCGTGCAACCTTTGCAGGGAGCGCACGATAGCGGGGCATCTGGCCGCGAAAGTTCCAGATGCAGCGGCCCGACCGCAAACGGGCCGCTTATTTTATGCGCTTGTAGCTCAGAATGGAAGAGCAATGGATTTTTAATCCATGGGCCGCGAGTTCAAATCTCACCGGGCGCATCGAGGAATATGATATGGCAAAAGAGTTTGCACAAGGCTTTTACAAGAGCAAGGCATGGCAGCGCTGCCGCGCTGCCTATGTGGCCAGTGTGGGCGGCTTGTGTGAGCGGTGCCTGCGTGACGGCATTGTGACGGCGGGCGAAATTGTCCACCACAAAATCCATGTAACGCCAGATACCATCAACGACCCGCAAGTGCTGCTGGACTGGGGCAATTTGGAGCTTTTATGCCGTGAATGCCATCACAAAGTCCATGATGGAGAAATCCACAAGCCAGCTGACCGGACAAAACGGCGTTTTTCTGTCGGAGAAGATGGAAAGATCACTGCCAAATGACCAAGGATGCCCCCCTGTTCGGCGAAAATGCACCTCCCCTGAAGACCGATGGGCAAGGGTTCATTTTTCCTCTCTTTGGTGCGTAGGTATTTTTTTGGAAAGGAGATGCAAGGAGTTGGCCAGAAAAAGCACGACTTACACGAAGCTGCTCAAGATGGCGCAGGATTACTGTGTAGATAAAAATGCACTGTTTTTGCAGGCCATTGAGCAGTACGACGTGCAGGCGCGGGTGATCCAGAACATTAAAAAAGCTCTGGATGAAGAGGATGGAGATTTGACTACCTCGAAAGAGTACGTCAAGGGCCGGGTCAATATCTATGCAAATCCGCTCGTGAAAGAGCTGCCGAAACATGCAGACGCAGCCAACCGCACCCTGCAAACTATGCTCACCATCATCAAGGAGCTGGGGAAGCCGCCCACCCCGAAAGACAGATTGACGGAGATGCAGGAAGATGGATAATTACCTGCTGGCTTACTATCAGGCAATCGAGGACGGAACCA